AGTAAAAATCCTTGGGGCCATTGAGGTTATATGTTTCTCTCATCAGTTCCTCCGTCCTTCCCTTCTCCAGCGGCGTTCCCGGCTTCTCATATATTTAGGGTCTATTTCCCACATTATATGATCCATGGCACGGGAGGTCAATGAATATTCAGTCCACCACAAATTCGGTATCACCAGGTCACGGGCGAGCTGTGCGACGGGCCGGGCGGCCTTCTCCGCATCGCCTGTGATAATATCCATACCCGCCTTGCCTAACGTACTGGTTATATTGTCAAACTGCCGCCCGAGGGGGCCGATATCCGTGCCGCCATACCTGGTCGCCTGCACGACAAGGTCCCCCAGGGGGGTGAAAAGCCCGGAGCGCAGGGCCGACCGTACCCACAAAGTAGGGCTGTCCCACTCGAACGTGGGTTCATTTTTGAGCGCCGCGTACATCTGCGTCGATAGTGCGCCGGACGCCATCATCCCGGCGGCAAAACCTACAAACCCGGTCCCGCCCATAGCTATTTCCCGGCGCATCGGCCCCCGCATAAAGGCAATCGGCCACGACCAGAACTGCGTAGCGGTGGCGGCAAGCTCCCCCGGTGCGGTGCCAGCCCTGCTACCGAGGACAAGCAAGGCCCGGTCATAATGTTGCGGGTACACCACGGCTAAGTCAGTCTCCCGATAAAAATACGCCAACGTGGCTTCTCGTAAACCCTGGGGAAGGTTCATAACATCGACGGTACCAAGTGTCTCGTCAAGCTTCACCACGTTGCGGAACTGTTTCCATTTGCCCTGTGACCAACCATTTGCCTCAAGAACCTTTCGGTATTTGGGGTGAAGATCAAGCCAGTCCAGTTTGGACATTCTTCCAAGACTCCGGGAAATCGTCATCATGGTGGCGCTTCGCAAAGCCCGCTCAAGAAAATACGTCCCAGCCAACCGCTGCGTAGCTGTTGCCGCCTGGCCGGAAATACCCCGAAGCCGCTCCGTGGCCGCAAAGGGAGTAGAAAAACGATCCGCCGCCGCAGCGTGGAGGAAATGTGTCCATACACCCATCTCCTCAGCCCAATGACGGGCCGTATCATTACCGATCACAAGCCGGAAGTTGTTGAGCTGTTCCCCCACCGCACGGGCGAACCCGCCTGTATGGAATCGCGTGGCGAACATTGAAACTACTGAATCCTGAGTAGCAATCATTGTAGCGACAAACCCGAGAAATTGTGTAACCATCCACTGCCGGGTAGCGCCCATGACATTTGCTATTTTCATATTTGCGGGCGTCTGAAGCCCGCCTGTCTCGCTGGCTACGATCCACTCAGCCCGTTCCGCCTGCTTGGCTTCACGATCCCAATGTTTGGCGGCTTTTTCATTACCGGCGGCCCGTTCCTCAGCCGCACGAAGGGTAGCCTGCTTTCTAATGCGTTTGATATGCAAGTCCATGTTTTTCTGCGAGGACGGCCCAAATTCCTTCGCCAACACGGATTTCCGAGCGAGCGCCCGAACCGCGTGATGCAGGGACTCCCCAAGATGCCCGTCACCAAACCGATAAAAGTATTCAACCTCGGCCTCCGGCGTTTTAAAAAACACCTCCCGAGCCATACTGATCGAAGCGCCATCCGGGTCTTCAAGGTGCCGGGTCTGTATGGTTCGCCAGATATGTTCGGCAGTTGCCTCGGGATCGGGATGCCGTTCGGGGTCGAGGTTCCGCATCATAAATTCCGTCCACCCCGCGCGGTCGTTAATGATCCGGCTTGCCGAGTGCCCCTGCGGCGCCCAGTTCTCAAGGACACCCACGTAGACGCCATCTTCCTGTATCTGCTTGAGAAGCGGGAATACTACCTCCCGGAACTTCTGTACATCAGCCTTCGCCTGCGCGTTTCCGGTGTCCATCCCCCTAAGCTCTTGGTTAAATATCTTTGCGTAGGCGGAATCTTTGGCCCACGGCACCCGCCGGTCGGTTATGCGATGAAATATGTCGTTAAGCTGGCCCAGCGTGGCGCTCTCTATTGCCCGGGCCTTTGCACTGACCGACTCGCGGGTGGTGGCGCCGTATCTGGCGTCATTCTCAACCCAGTTTCTGAGGACTGTACCATGCTGGTCCTCGGGAAATGTCTGTAACCAGTTGTCGATACGCTCGATGGTGGCTTCGTCCACTTTCTTTGTGACCTGGGCACGAAATAATGAACGCCGCTGATGCCTGGCCATCTGCGCCAACCGAGCGCGTTTTTGCGCGGCTGTCATCGTGGTGTCATTAACGACGGACCGCAGCGACTCGACCAGTGTTTGACGAGTGCTATCGTCAATCAGGTCAGTTCGTTCAAGCTCGGCTATCGCTTCATTTAAACAGCGTATAAACGGCACTTAGCACTCCCTTATCTTTGCCACCAGTTCCTCGGAAAACGCCCGAGCTTCCTCGACATCAACCCCGTGCTGGCGAGCAAACGCCTCAACCTCGGCCAACTCATCCACACCGGGCCGGGCCGGGCCGCCGGTTGTTTCCTGCTGGGGGATGACATGGGTCGGCGTCGTCACCGGAGACTCCAGGGAAGCTGCGTCCAAGACGGCCATCAAGTCTTCCATACGGACTTCGCCATCGGCGGTCGGCAGCTGCTCCCGCGCCCAGCCAAGCTCCTCAGCTATGCGGGTGCGCTGCGCGTCCAACCGGGCGCGTTCTTCGAGCATTTGCTGGGGTTTTCGCCCTTTGCGCTTTGCAAGGTCTTCGTCCAGACGTCTAATGTCCGTGAGCGTTGCCTCGTACTGCGACCGAAGGTTGTCAATATGCCGGGACATCTCCCCCTCGGCCCCGCGCCGGATAAAAGTATTCACCCGGTTTACATCGGCCGCCGTGCGCTCAAAACCAGGCTTCTTCAAAATTTCCGCCAACTCACGAAACGCCGGGGCTTCTTCCAACTGCACCAACTCCCGCTGGAGCGTTTCCAGCGCCCGTATCTGCCGGATATCCTCAGCGGTGCGTTCAAAACCTGGCCGAACCACCGCGTCTCGCATATCCTGCGCTTCCTGCAATATCCTCCCTGCCCGCAGGCGCTCAATCTGTTCCGGTGCAGCCCTTCCTTGGGCATAGTCAGTCAAATCCCGCAACTGCTGGAACCGCTGTTCCAAAGATGTCATCTGGCGACGTTTGGCCGAAGCTTCCTTATGGCGGGCGACAAACTCCCGCAGGGCCGGGGAATCGGGGTCGATGTTGTGGCGCCGCAGAAACTCAACCGCATCTTTCCGGCCGAGGGCAAGGTCTCTCATCCACCTCCGACGCCCGCCTGGATACTCCCCGAACATTTCATCAATTCGGGACGTTGGGAGGGTGATCCCTCCAGGGTCACGAACGGCCGGCGGAGGCCGGACGCCACGGCTATCCTGCTCGAAGGCTTGAACTATACGAGAACCATCGAGCCCGGCTGTTTCCGGTTGCGAAGCCCGAGCAGCGGCGGTAGCCGCCGGCCCACTACGGATACCCCGCAGGAATCGGGCAGGAGCGGACAGGATAGGCGCGGCAATGATTGGCCCTATAACCGTACCGGCAATAATATCCGGCCGGAGCTCACCGTAGACCCCAGGCTGAATCGCCGCCTCGATAGGCGCGGAGGCAACGCCTATCTTGGCTCCCCCGATCACGGAGTTACGGAGAAAGCCCCGGAGGGAACCAGCGGTCACCGCCCGCGATATCGAAGTACCTCCTATGGGCATTGTCGCAATCGACACGGGGTCAGCCATAAGCGGCAGCATTCCCCCGAGAAACTCGGCTATCGGGCGCCCCTCATACTGCGCCTGGTACTTCAAAATATCCTGCTCCTGAGCCAGGAACTCAGCGGTACGGCGGTCCATACCATCCCAAAACCGTATGTTCCGCTCGCCAACAATTTCTTTAAATTCATCCTCGGTGATAGTCTCTTCCTTATCCCACAATGACCCCCACCGGCGGCTGACGTCGGGCAGTGCTCCCATAAAGGCCCGCCCAAACGCGGAAAACGCCCCCGTGGGATACACCGATTGCGTAGGGAACTCCCCTTGTTGGTACTCCTCACCGAACATATATACGGGACGTGTTCTAACGTCTGGCATTTTCGACCCTCTTTATAAACTGCCGGGTTTCAAGGGGTAATTGATCATACCAACCATCACCAAAATCACGTTGCAGGGATTCGACCACATCCGGCCCCTCCCAGTAAGCGGCGAGCATTGCTTTTTCATCGCCTTTAAAGCGTTTCTTATACTGATCAAACACGTCAACCACCGCGTATGGCCTGATCTCGGGGTCTCTAATAGTCTGCCTCGGGGGCGTTAAACGCTGTGCACCCGGCATCTGGGAACGCAGTGCACTAAGGGCCGCTTTGCGCTGATAATTGAGGATTACTTCATTCCAACGAACTTCGTCCTCCAAACTCGGCCGCACAGCCAGTAGATCGGCGTCAATACGGTCCCCGCCCCGGAACTCATCGGGAGATTTACGGACGGCATACGTCAATGCCCTCATGAATCCGGGGTCCATACCATATATCTCGGCCCCGTCGGACAAACGGTCAACCACACTTGTCGCCCGTCTGCGGTCGCGGGCGTCCCGTACAACCCGTTGGGAAAAATCAGCCACCTTCTTGAGACCGGTTTTTACCGATTCCTTGGCTTGTTCGTAAATCCTCCCCACCACCGTGTCTCGCTCGGGGTCTTCCATATACGGCACCCGGGCTATCTCGTTGGTGCCTTCCTTGGTTAGAAACCGCCCTATGGAATCATGGTAAAACCCTACCCCGCCTTCATCCAACGGCACCGGGTGTATATACTGCGTATCAATACCCTCAGGAATACCGAAATACTTCCGGGGGTTATCAAGCATCTCGTTTACTTTATCCCGCATAGCATCGGTCGGCACCAGCTCACGGGGAAGTACGCGGTCATTGTTGAACTCGGCCACTTTAGTAAAGGGCTGCAACTGACGGGATATTTCTTTCCGGGCATCGCGGCGGGCCGTCCAGCCCCCCATCCCCTGTGCCCTTACGTTATGGTCCACCCGACCGGCGTATACATTATACACGAAGTCATATACGTCTTCCCGAAGGGCCGGATCATCAAACGAAATAGCCCGGATAGCCTGCATGATGTCATCATCGCCCTCAAGATCAGCCCGGTCAATCCCCGTCTCGGCTTCAAGCCGGGAGTGGTCGAGCGTAGCGCCAACGGAGTAAAGATGCTGCATATCCCGTATATTCAAAACCTCTCCGGCGGACGCCAATCGCGCGGCCACCCACATCGGTCCGCCGGTGTCACCAAGTTTCCTTACCTCGGATGCAAGCTCGTACTGGTTGCCCGCCAACGGCTCAAGAAACCGACTGGTGAGTTGGTTCATCGTGTCATAATCACCAGTTTCTACTGCCCGCTGATAATCTTTGTTAAACTGCGCCCGTTCTTCTTGAGTATACAATGGTACGCGGTCGGGGTTCATACCGAGTCGGTTTGCAGCATTCTTTCTCCGTGAGTGATAATCCTCTCCGGTAGCCTCATAAATATTGAAAGACTCTCCGCCGACAAGCGCAAGATCGTCTGTACGAAGGGCCTGATCCACCCGTTTGATTTCTTTATCAAGCACGGTAGATAACGCCCGCCGGGCCTCCGTCTCCAGCACAAACGCCTTGTCGTCAAGAGCTTCTCGGTAATCAACAAGAGCCCCCACCGGGGCGTTTTTGACCTGCGGGTGTATCTGCTTTGCAAATTCTATGCCGTTAAGTTTAAGAACGGCCGTCTCAACCTGGGCCTCTGTGCCGCCGTAAGTAACTATTTCTTCCGCCAGGGCCTGGGCGGCGTCCATATCTACCTGCAAGCCGTCCTGGGCCGCCTGCTCCATCCGGGTAAGCCGCTGCATAGCGAGCGCCCGGCGCTCCGCTGCATTGACGCCACTTGCCTCAAAGGCGCTCGCCAACTGCCGGGCCAGTCGGTCAGCCATCGCCCGGCCTTTTTCGTTGTTCTCGAACCAAGCACCACGATGCAAGGATTCAATAATCTCCTGCGCCCCGTCAGGGTCTCGCCGCCGAAGGGCCTCGTCGAAAGCCCCCTGCGCGTAAGAATACGCCATCGTTTCGCGGTACTGGGATTTTTTGCGTTCAGCCGTCGAGGGGTCGAGAAGATAATCATCCACCATTTTATCAATCATTCCCTCGGCGGCGTCCAGATGTTCGTACAACCGCAGCTCATCTGGATTACTACGAAGCTCATTGTCGGCCTCGAAGATATACTCGTCGGTCAGGCTTAAATGCTCGGCACTTTGGCGGGCCTGCTCTCGGGAGTACTGGTTTTCTTCCAACCGCAGCGCGATGCCTTCGGCCTGTTGACGTATCCAGCTTCCGGTTTCGACCGCGAGTGACGGCGAAGTGCCTTCCAGCATCTTTTCCTGTTTGCTGGCGTATTCTTCCACGGCCTGCCGGAACCCCTGAGGGTCGTTCAGGTGCTGAAGCGATAGTTCGCCAATGACCCGCTGAGTCTGCACGGCCATCTGCTTACGCTCAAGGTCATAGGCCGTTCGCCTGAAAGCCTCCTGGAAGCGGGGGGCCAGATGTTCCGGAGGCTGCGCGACTCGACCCGGCCCAACTTCCCGTTGGGCCCTGGCCGCTTCTTCCTGCTGTCTCGCCATAGCCCGGGCTTCCATCTGCTGCTGAACCCGTGCCTGCCAGTTGCCTATAGATTGCCGCAACCTATCAAACTGCAAACCAGGGGCCTGCGGAACCGGGGCTGCGAACGAGACAGGTCTAAACTGGGCTCGTTCCTCGTATGTCGGTATGCGTGCCATCACCTCCCCGCTCTCTGGGCTTCGTAAATATCCAAACCCTTCTGGCCGAACCCAATGAAATCCCCCAAAAGATCAATCCTGGCCTGTTGCTGCGCGGCTCTGGCTCCTCGTCGAAGACCTGAAATCCGCTGTTGTTCCCGGAACTCCGATGCACTCGTGGAGAGCTGAGCAGATACATCTTCCTCAAGTTGAGCACGACTATACTGAGTTCGGTTACGTGCTTCAAGCAGTCGGGCAGTGCGCCCACCCATGATTCCGGCTTGGCCCATCATAGCCCGCTGTGCTCCCATCGCCTGCGCGAACTGATCCTGACGGGTACGGGCGTCCACTTCCGCCTGCCTCTGTATCTGGTATCGCTCCATCAACCCCTGGTAACGAGCCTGGAAAGCCCCCGCCCCGGCTTCCTGAGCAGCGGCGCGAGAAGTCTCCTGGGCCTGAAGAAGAGACCTCCCAGCTTGGGCCGCCAAAAGAAACCATGCCGCACTCATAAGTTGACCTCACGGGTGATGGATAAAATCGTGGCCGGGTATATTGACGCCGACTCGACTGTTACCTTGTCTTTTGAATACCAACCAAGCATTCGTTTCTCGAAAACACCGTCTTTTCGGGACAGCTCCCGCCCCAGCTGTGTTCCGATGTTGCCAAATAATGGTTGGTCATTTATAAAAAGCTGATATGCGTTTCGTAAAGACACGAGAACGCGGATCATACGTATTTTTCGGTTCAAAGACAGCCCTCGGCCGGTATCGAATACGGTCGGCAACATTTCAAGCCTTGATATGAAAGGTACACCGATGGTGACATCCCCGAGGTCGCCCTCAATAGCACTGAGGTCAATTTCTCCCCTGTCAATCCCCTCCATTTTTTCCGCCACATAAAACCCAAGAAACCCTTTTTCCTCGGAAACAACCGCAACAGGGCGGTTGGTAAGAAATGGGGCGATATTTTCTACTTTTTTATCGACATTAGGGGTGTACTCCAAAGGAAAATCCATAATCGGACCTTCTTCCCGGTCAAAACGGTACCAGCAAAGCATCTTCCGGCTACCTCCAGGAGTGGGGCCGACGGTATCGCCCATAATCAAAAATACACTATCCGCCACAGCCCCGGCGGAGTACGGTACGAAAGTATCGGCAATACTCATCCTGGACCATGAAACAACATTTTGATCTTCTGAAATAGCAGCGGTCACGTATTTATTTGAGTCCAATGTTACAAACAACCGGGGCGCATTATCCCCGTCAACAGAGGGACGAAACTGAATCTCCCGTATCTTATCCGCGAACAAATGCGGAGCGAGCAACGTTATATCGTTGCTCACGAACCCGGAACGCTGGAAATCATAAGTAACCCCGAAAATACGGGTACGGTCCCGGCTGACAAAAAGAATCGCGGCATCGGAGGTCACCGGCTGAATACTGCTTCCTCCAAGCGAAGAAATCCGAGTAAATCCAAAGTTTGTCGGGGTTATCGGGCCGTCGGTACCGGAGGAAACCATGTACTCCGCCCGGGCGCCGCCAAGAAATATACTCTCCCCGGTAGCCGCCCATAAAAACTCGTCTACCCCCTCGGAAAACAACTCATACTCAATAGGAGCGTCATCATACACGGTCCCAGGTATGATTATGAAGGGGTTCCCGATTTTACTGGCCCACATCTTCGTAGGGCTGTCCTCCGTGGAAAATAGAAATAGCCTGCTTTTATAAAACGTACAGACCCGGGGGTTTCCCCCGAACGGGTCATCATTTACAATGTTAATTCGCTCTCCTGCAAGTGTTACCCCGGTGTAGTTTTCAACAGATGAAATCTGTTCCTGACTGGTAATTGCATCGACCGTAAACTCCTGCCCCCGGAAATAAAATTTATCGCCTACGGATAACTGATCTGCAAATAAAGTATCTGTTCCATTCCAGATATTAGTACCGCTGTCAATGGCAACCGTACCTAAAAGTTCTCCATACCAGGTAACTTCTTCAATATTAGGTTGAGGATTATTAGGTATACCAGATATAAACACTCTACGAGGTTTAAACAGCAACGATGTTACAAACATGGCCGGGCCAACCGAGGTAGTCGCAATGTACAAAGATATAGGGTCGTCATCTATATCTCGTACATCTGTGACTGTGTCAACAACCGAAGTCCCTACTCCCTCTAACCCACCGTCGGTCCGTTGGAACAACCTTACGGCAATCCTCAAATCAAATCGGTCTTCAAGCGAGTTGAAAGTGTACGAAAACTCAACATGCAGGATATACTTCTGGAACTCCATCACCCGCTGTGTGACCCGAAGTTCATCAGGTGTTTCGCTAACGCTCTCGGACGCCAAAACATCTTTTATCGGCGGCCGGCGCTTCAACCCCCCGGCAAGGTTGGGGAACCAGTTATCAACCTTCTTCGCGGCGGATACATAAAAATCAACATCCGCCCGATCCCATACGGACTCATCGACCTCCCCGCGTGTAAATCCCGTCGTATGTTGATAAACAGCCATTATCCGCTCGTCAGGGGGTTATAGGAAGGTTTCTGGTATATCCGCATCAACTGAAGCACCATATGGGGCGTTTGCTGCGAATCAATAGACCGTGCGGTCCGGCGGGCCAATAAAGCCTGATTATACATCAGGTCGGCCCGCTGGGCATCATCCGTGATCGAGATGGCCACGGAAGCCGCAAACTCAAATGATACGACCTTCTGGAAATATTCCGGCCAGTTCTGCTCGCCTACGTTTTCGATGTAAACCAACCGGGCGTTTTCCGTGTTGGTATGCAGCTGATCACCCGTCAGCTTGAACGCATCATAGTTGGTAAGGCCGAGGACCCGCAAATTACCGGTGGGGAGTTGGTAGGTATGGTCGAACCCCGTCCACCGCTCGTCGCCGGACGGCACATTCAACTCGGGGAGGTCCGTTTCGCGAAGGGCAAAAGACCACGGAAATGCGGCCAATTCCGATTTCTTGACCTCATCGTACAACGTGGCCGCCGCGAGCGCCTGGGCGTCCGCGTCGGCCAAAGAAGAAAGAGGGGGCACCCCTAATCGTACCAGCCCCCGGTTTATAACAGCCAACGGGCTTGACATGGATACCCCCTCTTTGGTTTAAGTGGTGGTTACAGCCCCGGAAGGAAATGCAACATCGGCGAGAGTCCCGGCGGCAGTAATAACGCCGATTATCGGTACTCCGCTGACGCTATCCGGGACGAAGATGAGGTCGTTCTCGGTCATGCCGATATTGAGCGCATCAGCAAAATAACCAACCCCAGTAGCATCATCACCACGAGCGTGATAGAACCAAAAATTAACGCCCTTGGCGTTTCCGTCCACGTCTTTCACGCCGGTAACAGCCATAAGACTGAGTTGATCTTTGTTAAAAGCCACGATACACCTCCCTTAGCTCGTTTTCACTTTGATGATACCATCGTTCTCGATCATCACCGCATCCATAGACATCCAAGAATTGACCAGCCAGGCCACCTTTGTGGGAACCCAGTCAACGGAGGTCTGGATATCACGGGCAATGGCGAGGCCAAGCGCGGACGTATGGAAGAAAATTCCATTCACATTGTCCGCACGGTGGTTACCAAGGGCGGTATGAACAATCCAGTTGAACCCCATCCAGTAGGCAGGCGCCGAACCGGTGTTGAGAATCTGCTCACGAGTGAAATCTGAACTGGTCGCACCGTCGATTGCCAGGATGTCGCTCAAGTAACCAGGGCTGATAATAGCCCACCGCTGTCGGTCAAGCGGGACATCGTTGTTGATGAGCTCCTCGGAAATCCCTGTGATGGCAGGAAGATTCAGAGCGGCCACCGTCTCCTCGTTGGTGGTGCCCAAGGCGGCTTCGATGATCAAATTGTCAGTCTGGCGGCCCAAAGCCCACGCGGAAGACCGAATATACTCCGAACGCAGGGACCAGTTAATTTTCACCTGGTCGAGCTCGTCAATATACTCCGGTGCGTAGTAGTCCTTGGGATCGGCGAATACCCGGTCGTGATCGACGTTCATCGGCACAACATCAGCGTGCCGGCCTTTGGCGGTGGCCATGCCTTTGCCGAGTTTGGGAAAGTAAATGCGCTCCGCACCCATTCCCTCGCGCACGCGAACGGCCTGGCGCAGAAGCGCCCCTTCCCGCTGGTAAGCAGCTTTCACCTCACTGGCGTAAAGCTGAATAAAACTTGTCGGAACGTGGACAGACATGATTCGGCCCTCCTTCAAAAAGTTAATGGTTTCAACTTAACCTTCTGGTTGTGCCTCATACCGAGGGGCCAGATCAAAGCCACCGGGGCCGACAAGCGGTTGTGCCAGTATGCTTTTTTACTATAGTATCAGAACATAAAACGTCTTGTCAACTATATTCTGTGCAAATTCTGAACTTTTCGCTCCACCTCCTGCCTGAAGGCTGCATCGGTCCAGTAACGATCATCGTTGACCATGCTCTGGATGTCAATCATATTAAGCTTCGGCTCGCTGGTCTGACCGGATACCTGGCTCTTCTCGAACCCAGCCTGCATCATTTTGTAAATTGCATTGACGCCATTGGAGGATTGTGACAACTCCTGCACCACGGCCTTGGGGAGGTTCTGATCCGCCCACTGTTTGATTGAACTCATCCGCTCGGAAAAATAAGGCGTTTTAGGGTCCATGTTCCAAGTGCGGGCGAGGCGTTCCTTCTCAACTTCCACCTTAGCTTCCTGTATCGCGGGCACAACGGCCTCTATCACATAGTCAACCACTTTCTGCGCCTGCTCGTTATTCAGGCCAACCTCCTTGAAAAGCTGAACATCATCCTCGGATAGTTCCTCCACCCCCTCCGGCAGCGTCAGCTCATAGGATTCTGGCGGCTTGTTCTTCTCTTTTAGCTGCGTAAACTCACTAAGCAGCTGGTCGGGGGAGTCATATCCCTCGGGGAGGTTAAATTTATCCCTGATCTTCTTGCCCATCTCGTTGTATGCTTGGGCAAGTTCCTCCACCGAGGAGAACTTCTCAGGCAATCCCTCCGGCCGGGTCGCCGGGTCGGTCTTAACCAGGGTATTCGGGTCATTACCCTGCGGGTTGGGCTCATTGACCTGGGCCTCAGGCGTCTCCACACCGTCAAATAATGTACCGTTACCTTCCTGCGCGGTTTCTACTGCTTCTTCACTCATCACAGCCTCCCTCTTTGAGCATAAATGCGGCCAAAGCCCGTTTTCCTTCCAGCCAGGCCACTTTCTCCGCCTCGCGGCCCGGCATATATGATGCACCGAATGCTGTTTGCCGGAGCCATGTTCTCAGAACCTTCTGCTCCGGGCCGGCCAGCGCCCGCTGAATACAACGGCTAAGCTCCCGGCGCTGCTCCTCCTGACTCGTCATTCATCGCCTCCATGTTTTGCGCGGCTTCCTGCATGAGCATTTCTATCTGCTCGGAGGACCGCAGTATCTCGGTCGGAATACCCTTGATCTCGGCCACCTTCCGTCCGGCGGCATGGATGTCCACCAGCAGACCGGCCTTCGGGTCCACCTGGCCGAACTCCGTCATTATTGACATGAACTGCACGATATTTTGTTCCTGCTGTGCCCACTGCGCCTGGGCCAGCTGGCTGATAAACTCCACATTGATATTCGTACCATCGATATTTAATTCCGGCGGCAACATGTCCCGATCAGCCAACCACTTAAACACCGACCGAAGCACGGGCACCAAAAGCTCATACTGGAGCCGGGCGATAGTCGCGCCCAACTCCTGCGCCACGATGCGGGTCCTCTCCGCCACCTCTGTGGCCGAACGGGGGGTACGTTCAAGCGGACCGAACTGGTCGGACATGAACATCGCCCGGATGCTGTTGCGAAGCTCGTCGATAGACCACATCGCAACATCGAAATCAGCCGAACGGGGCAGTACGTCAATGGAACGCTCGTTGGGGCTGTTTGACGCCACCGGGATGATAGCGCCGGGGTCCAGCGACAGCACGTATGGGTTTAGCACCCCGTCATCCACGGCCGTGTAGATACCCGTGACTGCCTTGGCCGCATTCTGTAGCGACAACTCCTTGATCTTGTTCAGCGCCCTCACATCAGCCAAAGCCCGAAGGCCCGGCCCCCGTCCGTATGGGGTGCCGGGCAACCGGGTCCAGCGGGTAGCGAGGATGGGAGGGTAAGGTGTTATGCGGGTCTCAAGCACATGCAGGGGTTGTTTTAACCGCACGAGGTATTGCCACATCCCGGTGGCATCTCGGGCGGCTATAGCCTGTACCTCATGGCGGGGTTCCTCCGGGTTCCGCTCGTTTGCAAGGCGAAAATCCTCAGGAACGTCCCAGGACCGCATAATATCACGGAGGGAGAGGTAGTATTTACGCGCTACAGCGGAAACCTCACCACTGTTGTCTTCCTCCAAGGCAATCTCAGCCAACGGTAGGGCCCTGAACGCAACACCATCTTCACCCGGCAGAAATAACAACGCGCCCGTGCCCCCGATCACCCGGTCAAGCAACATGGGCTGCATTTCCTGGTAAAAATTAGACTCCGCCAGCACGGAGTGTATCATGTTCTCCGCATACTCCAGCAGGGGGCGCAGGAGTTCTTTCTGCTCGGGGTTGACAATAGTCCGACCCGGCACCAGCCGGAACCACGGCGACCACGGGGGTATCAATCCCGACACGATCAAGTTGACGAGCCGCTCGGCGGAGTCTATCGCCGTGGAGTCAAATATATGCTCCCCGGTATTCCCATGAATCTTCTCATGCGCCGCCTGGTGGAAAAAAGCCCGCTCCGGGGCCATATACTCATATGCAATCTGCCACAGGGATTCCCACGTTTTGCGATTCTCGAACATCTTGTCGATGCGTTTATTTAATTGCTCCGGGTCCATGGATAGGCTCCTTACCCGAGGGTACCACGACGCTGGGAAGACCCCAACAGGTCAAACAGGCCGGTGCGGGGCTCAAGTGCTCCCCGGAGAGACGACCTACGCTTGCGGCGCTCTTCTTCTTCCATTTTCGCAACTTCAGCTTTTTGCTCGGCGGCCTGCTGCTCGGCACGCGCCTCCTGCTCTCTTATCGCCTTCCCGATATCGGGAGTACTAAATGGAGCGGTAACCACACCCGTAACTCCCTCTACAACATCCACAACAGGCTTCACTACCTTACTCATACCGCACCTCCCAAAGTAAACCCATTAACTGCTCGGGCGTTTGCACCAACGGGTCCGTTATACCCAACAATTTTTTCGCCAC